GTTGGGTGACATGACGACACGAAAGGTCGCACGGAGCTCAGGATCGGCCAGCTCACCGAAGATCAGCTTGACGGTACCTGAGTGCATCACCACTGTGTCGGAGATCATCTTGCTCTCGATCAGCTGACTGTAGGTGTTGCGGAGCTCCAGAGGGGTGGGAGGGGTGGGCTCGATCAGCAGGGTCCCGAGGAGGTAACTTTGAACCTGAGAGTAGTATCCGCGGGTCAGGACGTAGCAATCGATGATGTTTGACGTCGACGGGTCGATCAGGTGATCATCGGGGGTAAAGTGCTGCCACATGAAGTCAAGATCCGACCGCCCGATCTTGCGGACGTAGTTACCTGACTGGTCATCAACGTAATCCAACGTGGTGATGTAGGACGTCGCGGTGACAGGGGTCAAGTTTCCTGACGCGGGGTCGACGGTGAAGTAAACGTAGTCCGTCGTGCCGATGAAGCGCAAGAACTCGAGAGGATTGATCGGAGCTCCGTCGCCTGAAAAGAAGGCATCAAGCAATCCGACGGGGGTGATCGACAGCGCATTGAAGTTGGTCGTGCCGTCAGGGTAGAGCACGGGACCGACCACGTCGTAAACGTGATCTTGACCGATCGCGGCGGTGCCTGTCACGTCAAGATTGGACTTCAAGATCCTGATCGCGTCGTGCACCGGCTTCTTGGTCTGTGAGTCGACGATGTCGAGGTCCTGATTGAACCAGAACTTTGTGGTCGTGCTCTCGACCTGTAGGGTAAAGTTGCGCTTGGTGATCTTCCAGTAGGCGACATCACCTGAGCTGGTGTCGAAACGCTCGATGATCATGAGCCATGACCTGATCGGATCCGTCACGCTGTAGTTGAGAGTCTCGGCGTCGGCCGAGAGCGTCGACTCCGGGATGATCGTGAAGAGCCCCGTCAGGTTCGCCTGGTAGATCGTGGGAACGTAGACACCGCTGACCAGGTTGACGTCGATGATGAACGCGTCACCGATCGTCAACGTGGTGTCGACCGCGGGTGGGAATCCCACCAGGAAGGTGACGATCCCGTTCGTGTAGACCTCACCGACCGTCCCGGACGGAAAGTATCCGCTGATCGAGCCGTAAACCGAGAAGGCCCCCGAGACGTCCGTGATCTCGACGGTGTAGGTCTCCTCTAGAGCGGCGCGCTGGACAAGATCAGCTGAGGTCAGGTTGCTCGACGTCGGGATCGCGAGCGGATCGACGGTGCTAGAATTGAGCTGGAGAGTTGACACGAAGGCCCGAATCGGATTGAACCCGATCCCGAAGCGCTTTTGCCTGATGACCGCTTCTTGCACTCCCGAGACGTTCCCGACCGTCGTCACCAGAGAGTATGTTCCGGTGCTGTAGTCCTCGATCACCATCTTGATCGTCGAGTCATAGATCCTCTGATCGGTGTCCGAGTTGACGATCGCGTAGGTCGTCTTGGGAAGACCGCTGGTGCTCGAGAGATTGACGTCAAGCGAGACGGTGGCGTCAGGTTCACCGTACCAGTGCCCGTCAAGAACGCCCTGGAGCAGCGTCTTCTCCTGGAGCGGAACACCAGCGACCTCCTGCGTCGAGTCCTCGATGAACGTGGTGCGAGGCTTGATGAAGGCGAGGTTGAGCGGAGACGCCGACGTGTAGAAGGCGTAGACGATCAGGTTATAGATCCCAGGATCGGACAGCGCAGGCTCGATCACCTCATCGATCAGTGATCGAGCCGAGATCCCCGAGATCTGCGCGTCAGGGGAGATGTCGTAGTAGAGGCGCAGGTCATTGCCGAAGAGCTTGATGTTCTGGTACGAGCCTGACGCATCATTCCACTCGATGTACTTGGGCTGGCCCGCGAAGGTGCGATTGACCGCCTTGAGACGCAGGATCGACGGGTCCTTCAAGAAGAAGCTGTTGTAATCCTGACCGTTGACCATCCTGTTCTGCGAGTAGTAGACCGAGGGAGCGACCGATCGAATGTGCTCGATGTCCTCCGACGGTGACGAGTTCTGCAGCGCCGCGGTCAGCGAGTAGGTGAGCGTGCAGCTCTCCTGTGTGCCGAGCGCCGACGTGTAGAGAAACGTCGCGTTGTTGTTGACGATCTGTGACGCGGGGACCGTCACGTTGCCAGACGTCGAGGAACGCACCCAGATGTTGAACTGCCCTGTCGGGATGTCGGCAAAGTCACCGTCACCGAAGACGAGACGGATCTGGTCGTTCTCAAGCGTCTCGATCTCGTACTTGGTGTGAGCTGCGATCTCGTTGAAGACAAGGTTGACACCGTTGACGTTCGGCACGTTCTCCCACTCGGTCTGGATCACGCCGTTCTGGTCAACCTGCTGCACCCACACGTCAACGTCATTGACGTTCGAGATCCCGATGTCAAGAGTGCGGTTCGGGAGCGAGCTGTCAAAGGTGTAGAGAAGCTTGGTCAGCGTCCCCTGCTTGACGTACATCATGAAGCCGGTCGTGTCGGAGCCGTCACCGTAACCGTCATCACCGTAAAGAAGAGTGAAGTAGGCGTTCAGGTTGGGAGAGCGCTCGAAGATCCCGTTCGCGTCAACGTCCGAGGGAACCAGCTCAAAGTCAAGGTCAGAACCGTTGACGGTGGTCTTGAACTTGAGCACTCCGTTGCGGAACGAGGAGCGAGAGGTGACCGTCTCTAGCACGTTCTTGAACTCGTACTGTTGAAAGACCGTGTCGTCGATCTGGAACGACTTGAAGGGATCACCGAACTTCTGGGTGAGAACCCTGTTGATCACCAGGAAGAACTGCTCCTTCCAGAGCGCGTTGTTCGGGTCATTCCACTTGACGATCCGGTTCGCGAGAGAGTTACCCTGGGTGTCACGCACGTCCTCTGACGTCGTCACGCTGTTGATCTTGACCAGTCCCCGGAGCGGAAGGTTACGAGAAGCGGTGTAGCTGATCAGCTTCGCCAGTCGCAGGATGCTCTGCTTGCGCTGGGCCGTCGGCATCAGGTTCTCGTGAACCGACAGGTCGATGCGGTACGAGAGTTGCTCGGCGATGTAAGCGAACATCTCGGCGAGCGCGATCATCCCGCTCGACTCGATGTAGTCGTTGAAGTTCTCGGGATAGTTGAACTTCAGGTAATCAAGCAATGATTGCTTGACCGCATCATAGTCATAACTTGTGAAGTTAACGGTGGAAAAAGCGCTGTACACTTTTTCCCACGATTCTGCGGCGTAGAGAAGAGGACTAGTTGAGGTTGACATCGTCTATTTAGCTAGTCACTTCAAAGTTTTTCTGATCAAAGGAGAACGTAACGTCATTAAGTGTGTGATTCATGCTCTTTTCTATTGGCTATTGATGGTTATGCGAAGATCGCTGGTCACGTTGAACTCGATGTAGTTGATCTTCGCGATCGCGACAAGAACGTTCGTCTCCTCAAGCGCGATGATGTCGAGCTCGACCAACGAAACTCGGGGGTCATTCTTGAAAACCTGGATCAGGTCCTCTCGAATGATGTCCTGAGAGTAGACGTCATTGATTTCAAAGACCATCAGGGGGATCCTGGTACCAAAGTCAGGCATCATCAGACGATCACCCTTGACCGTGAAGATCTCATTGAGCAGGTCAGCCTCGACGCACTTGACGTTGTAGATCTCAAAGTTACCCCCTGAGTTCTCGTAGTCTCGTGTATTGAAACCCTTGTAAAAGCGCTTAATCGTCACTTATCTTCCTTAACTCTCTTTAAGAACTCTTCCTTGCCGATCTTGAGGACATCGTACGCGTACCTGTGCGCCCACGCCGCGTCCTTCGCGATCGCGGGTTCACCCAGCTTGAAGGGTCCCTTGAGAACATAAAGCGCGTACCAGTACGCGCACATCGCGTCCTTCGCGATCGCCGGTTCACCCAGCTTGAAGGGTCCCTTGAGGATGTAGTGCGCGTAGTCGTACGCGCGTGATGCGTTCTTCGCGATCGCTGGTTCACCCAACTTGAAGGGTCCATTGAGGACATCACGCGCGTAGTCGTACGCGCGTGATACGTTCTTCGCGATCGCTGGTTCACCTAACTTGAAGGGTCCCTTGAGGACAATGCGCGCGTACCAGTACGCCCACTCCGCGTTCTTCGCGATCTCGGGTTCACCTAGCTTGAAGGGTCCCTTGAGGACAATGCGCGCGTACCAGTACGCACACTCCGCGTCCTTCGCGATCGCGGGTTCACCCAGCTTGAAGGGTCCCTTGAGGACTTGAAGCGCGTACCAGTACGCGATCTCTGGGTCCTTGGCCAGCACCGCTTCTCGCTTCTTGAGCTCAGCTGGCTGGTCCTTGTATTTGGCCCAGATCAGCTCAGGGACCTTGTCATGCGCGACGTCATGATGATCCAAGCTCTTCGGGTCGTCATGAAGGGAGTAGAGGTCCATCTCGAGGAGGTCAAGAAGCTTCATGATCTATTTAATCCTTAAGCTCAGCCCTGGTACTTAGGATTTCGAGGTGTCGGACAGTTCGTCTCATCCTCGTCACGGGTCCATGACTCGTGCTGGGGCACGATCATCTTCTGTTGAATGCCGTCACCTGAAACCTCGTCCGCCTGATCCGCGGTACCTGCCGGTGACGCTGGCTGTCCGGTCCCTAGCGTGATGATCGGGTCGTCAGGAGAAGCTACGAACCCATACTCTCCGCAGGTTGTCGCAAAGTTACCCGCGATGATCGAGAAGGTCGCTGACTCGTTGTTGATGCTCGCAGGCGCGACCAGGTCGATCGTGCTCCCACCTGTCAACTTGATACCCGAGCCGATCGACCTGATGTCGATTCCGTCACTCGCGGTGATATTGATCGACCCGCTGTCAGCTCGAACCTCGATGCCGTCATGTCCGTTGATGAAGATCTTGCTGGTGCCTGAGCCTGCCTCCTCCTCGTAGTCACGGATGTACCCCAACGGGTTCCCCGAGTAGGGAGGACTGTTGCAGCTTGCTGACTCTGAGACGGAGCTAGCTTGGTCGCCGGCGGTGGTCTTGAGGTGAATGTCGCGTGACGCGGTCAACTTCAGGTTACCCGACGAGGAGAGCGCCTCGACGTTCATCTTCGCCTGGATCTTGACCGCCCGCTCCTCTGACTGAATGTTGACGCGCTTCTTCGCGACGATGTTGATGTTCTCGTCCGAGTAGAGGTTGATGTCGTTCTCGGCGTGCATGTTGAGCTTCGACGAGGTGTAGAAGTAGATCTTGCCTGAGCCCTCGTCAAACTCGAACCAGTTGCGACCCATCGCGGTCGAGCTGTAGATGCGCTCGTTGGTGTCGTCGAGGATGATCTGGTTGCCCTCGGTTGACTTGAAACGCATGCGACAGAAGTCGGCGACGTCCTGCATCGAGATGTAGTGACGACCCGGAGAGGTGAGCGAGATGGTCTGAGAGTCGGCCTTGTCTGGCTCAAGGGGCTTGGGAGCGTAGCCGTCGGTGGTTGGCTTATTGACGGTGTGGTTCTCGGGGTAAGAGACCGAGCGCTCAAAGCCGCCCCTTGTGTTGAAATGATCACTTCCTGGTCCTAGACCAGCCTCAGAGAGATTAGCTGCATAGTGAGCGATGGTCGCTTGCGGATAGATGCCAGACTCGTCAATTTCAGTTGAGATCGGAGGATCATTGATCGACTGGGGCATCGTGCGATTGAGCTCAGTCTGGAAGAAGCAACCCATCCAGAAGCGCACATTGGGATCGCCCTCAAGAAATCCGATCAAGACCTGTGCACCGTTCTTGGGAACCGCCCAGAATCCGTAAGATGAGGCGCCTGACACTTGACTCGCATCTCGTCCCGTTACAAAGTTTGCGGTCGTGCCTCCGAACGGACTGCAGTAAAGCGCCCACGGAAGCTCAGTAACGTCGTAATCCTTACTATCGATCGAGGGAATGAATACCTTGAGACGTCCGTGCTGTTGAGGATCAGCATTGTCCTTGACCGTGCCAAAGCACATCGCAAAGTTACTGCCAAATCCACCAATGCCACGATACCCGTTATTGATTTGTCTCATGATGCTGCAGCCGCATCCTTTATAGCTTGTATTTGTTTATTAGTTTGATCATCTGACATCTTTACGGTTACCGATTGCAGAAATCGACCCCCTTGAAAGATGTTTTCGATGCTTAAAAGAAGATAATAACCAGTGTAAAAGAAGGGTTCACCATTAGAATTATGAATGTTAACCTTCATCCAGATGCTGTTTGTTACTCCATAAGGCACGGTTGTACCGTCATCTTGGGTGATCGTGGATCCATCAGGCGGGCTTTGTACTTGATTAAGAAGATCAAGTCGGCCGCGAATCAAGAAGGTAAGCTGAAGATTTGTTGATCCAGACGCAGCACTTGCTGATTCAAACGCTAAACGTGCAACGTCCACTACTTCATGACTTAAGCTGATAAAACCAGTTCGTTCTGCTTGCGGTGAAGCAGGAAGAGTAGCTGGATCTCCCTTCTCAGCATTTATGTTCTTTCGATCATTTGGTGCATTTTCAAGACGAGGTCTTGTTATATCAGGATGTACGTCATTTTGACTGTAAAAACCTGGACGTGTGCTAGGAACAGATCCGTCCATGTTATGATGGTACTGGTTTGCAAGAGCTGAGCTCGACATCCAAAATTGCATGTTATTAAAGTGTGTTTCAAACTCTAAAACATCAACGTTCTTTCCAGCACCCATAAACCAATAGTCAAATTCATACAATCTAACGGTTCCACCCTTGTAAAGCTTGATGTTATAGATCAATTCAATCGAATCAGACTGAAGGTGATACATCGACTGATAGGTGGGAAACTGAACGTCTGGATGAAACTCCTTCTTCAATCCCTCACGTGAATTTGCGATTTTTTTATTGACATCTGTACAGTAGCTCATGATCTTTCTGATCATTGAGGTGATGTCAGTTGTCGCATCAAGATTTATCACACACTTTGCTGATGGAGAAGTATCAGTTTTTGTTGAAGTTTGCAAAATTCCTGAGAGCTCAGGATCTAGATTTATCTTGTACTTAAGCTGCTTAGAACCGTTTGCATTGATCAGGTCCGTTGAATAAACATTGTTGTAATTATCGTTTAAGTTTTGCTCAAGCTGTGCGATCGCCTCTTGTAGGGTGTTAGCTTGAATCGACATGTTCTTATTGGTATAACCAACCGCGCGACTTAGACCAGAAGCTGGATTGATCGGATGAACCAGCGCTGCTGATGCGGAATTTTGAAACGTTAGGAAGTATTGACCACCCTTGTTGTCAAACTTTGCATCAAAAGTGCTCATGTTCAAGGGGAGGACGTGCTTAAACGGAAT